AGTTTCATTATCTTGATGTCCTACATCAAAATCTTCATCTAATCTTCCTGTTATCCTTTGATAATCATCTGGGTATTCTTTTCTAATGTGTGTACGAATTTTATTTCTTAGATTTCTAGCATCGTCACTTATTTCTCTAAACTTACGATCATTTTTAGCTTTCCTAGCTACTTGTTTAGTAACATCAAACAAATCATTTATAGCATCAAATAACTGAGTTAAATTAGGTAGATAGTCTATATCCCATTTTATACCCCCAGTTTCTTTATCAATGCCAGAAACAGTATATCTAACACCTTTAGAAACTTTAGTATCCCCTATTTTAAATTTTTCTCCTGGGTCAACTGTTGGAACTTCGTTAAGTTTATATTTGTATTGGCTCATGTGTTGATTTTATTTCTTCTAAAAGACTACAATATTGTAACAAATCAACTAAATTTTCGTTGTTGATTCTTTTATTTTTACCTATTTCAACAATAAACTTATTTACCTCTACTAATTTAATTTTAGTAGCTTTATCTTTTATAGATTGGATTTCTTTAGATAAACTTTTTTTAATTTCTTGAATTTTAGAATTATAAAATTCTTTTAACTTACTGGTACTATCAATATGTTCAATAAATTCTCTTAATATTGATTTTTGAGCATCTGATAGGTGAGAATATTTGTCGTTAAATTTTTCTAATATTACTCTATAAGTTAAAAGTCTTACATCTTTATCTTCAGATTTAAATTCTTCTATTAGGGTATTTTTAATATTATCTTTATCTATTTTATTTAAAGACATTTGTTCTAATAAAACTAATTTATTATCTACAATTTGATTAGGATTAATAATATCTGTTGTATTGTATACTTCAAATAAAGTATATAAGGCAGCTAAAGATTTATAATTAGAAATACTAGTTTTAAATAAATCTTCAACATTATAATGTTCTCTTAATTCTTTTACAAGATTATATTTTTCTCTTTTAAGAGTTTTTCTATTTAATCTTTTAGAAGATTCTAAAATTGTAGTTAAAACAGTATTAGCTTTTCCTTCTGAAAGGTTTTTTGATTTAGATAAAGTTTCATATAACTTATACTCTTTTCCTAATTCTGTATTTACAAAATATTTTTTTAATATATTTACAGATGGGGAGTCATTACCTGCTAATGTATCAGCAGTTATTTTTCTTACTAGTAATTCAAATAGGATACCAGTATTTTTAAATTTTGAATGTTTTATATACATCAATACTTATTTTATTATAAATACGTTAAGATTTTTTATTATTACCATTAATTACGTTTCCTTTAATTTTTTTATTAACTTTATCTTCAGAAAGTAATACATTTTTGTTGATTGGAATATCCTTTAGCATATCCTCATATTTAGATAATATTTTATTTGATTCTAATTCTGATAAAGGAGATGTAGTATCATTATAATCTTTTTTCATACCTTTTCTTCCTAACCTATCTTTACCAAAATTACCTTCTTGTTTATCCCTATTTGTAGGGTTTTCAATAGGTCTTCCTAATGGTTCTTTATCAGTTGTTCCTTCATCATATCCATCAGGTAAGTTAGAAGGATCAGAATACATTCTTCCTTTACCATATAAAGCAGCTAAATCATGAGGTGTACCATAAGATTTACCTGATGATAAGGGGTCATTTCCTTCAGCTTCAATTTGAGATAATCTAAATCCACGTTTAGTATCTTGATTAACTAAATCTCTATATTCTTCATATTGGTCTTGACTAAAGTGGAAAATATTTTCATAAATCCAATCTGATGGAATTAATTTACTATCTAACATCGATTGTGCTAATGTTATTTTTTCAGTCATTAAAGCTACTTTTTCTTGGTCATATATAATAGAAGGAGTAGATAATGAAATTTCAAAATTTGTTAAATCACCATCTCTATAACCTTGAGTATAAAGATGAATTAATGCTATTTTATATAATTCTGAAGTAAATATTCTTTGTATACGTTCTACGGTTCTAGCAAATCTAATATCTTGAGCGGCTAATGTTGCTTTACCATCAGTATTTTCATCATAACCCATAAAAGCTTTAGGTACTTTAAGAGCAGCAAATAGTTTATCTCTTAAATATTCGACATCGGCAATTCCATCCCATTGTAACCCTGCTAAGTTATCAATTTTAGTAGTTGAATCATTTCCTCTAATTGGAATATAAAAATCTTCAAGCATATTTTGCATATTATACTTTAAATTATATTCTCCAGTTTTCTCATCCATATATGGAGTACGTTTAAGTTTAGAAATTGTTTTTTCCATAAACGCATCTACCTCATTTGGAGGTATAGCTCCAACATTCATATAATAAATTCTTTTTTCAGGAGCACGAACAATTCTATGAATTAACATAGCGTCTTCCATTAAGATATATTGTTTAAATAATTTACGGGCAGGTTCAATGTAACTTCTACCATAAGGTAAAAAATTCATATCCGTTAATAAACGAAAGTGTGCCATTTCATAATTATCAAATATAATGGAATTCGCTTGATTTCCTGAGTTAGGGACACTATAATAACCTGAGTCTGTTCCTGATATGCCATCTGGGTCAAATCTATATTTTACTTCTGTAGGGTTTAAAGGATTACCATCTTGGTCTAATCCCATTCCTCCTTCTAATCTTTCAATATGATATGCCGTATAGGGTATAACATTGTAAACCCCAAATTTTTCAGCAATTTCTAACTTTAAGAAAAAATCACCATATTTACACATATTTCTAATCCAAGGCCAAAGATTAAATTCTACATTTAAAACATCATAAAATAAATTATATAGTATTTGTTGAATATTTTCATCTGAGGATCTAATTTGTAAAACCTCTCCCATATCATTTTTAAGTGTAGATTCATCAGCAACTATATCTAAAGCAGAAGCAATAATAGCATCTGTATCCATAGCATCATATTCCGAGTATAAATAAGGTCTTAAAGTTTGATAATTAAAATTTTGTTGTTGACCATACAAAGAGGTAGCTGAATTAGTGTAAACCCTATTGAATCGATCTATTAAAGAATTGGTTTCTAATTCACCTGTCATTTGGATTTTATTAACATCCATAACTTTAAGTTCATTACCCCCAACATTACGTATTAATACATCAGTTGAAAATAATCTTTTTAATCTTGAAAATAAGCCTTTATCTGCCATTTTATTTTATTTATAAATATGTTATAATAACCATTTAATGTCCTCATTCTTTCCTCCTATTTTCATTGAATAGGGATTTTGAACACTATTAGTACTATACCCCCCACTATGGGAAGATTTTGCTTTTTGGATATTACCCAATGCTGCACGGGCTCCATCTAAACTTTGTTGTTGAAATTTTAAAGAAGTATCACGTAAAAACATACCAATTCCAAAGGACATAACTAAATCATCATTATATCCTGATTGAGCTTCTGGTCTTCCATTTTTCCAAATAAATACTTTCATTTCTTCTAATAAACGTTTTGATTGAATAGTTACTGATCTATCTCCAACAAATTCTCTAAATTTATTAATACAAAGGGGTCTTGTTCTCATTGACATAGTAAACCCAGGTACCATTTCTGAATTTCCCTCATATACTCTTAAGTATGATTCTGCTGTTAATTGATCTGATTTAGGTGATTGGTACAAATTCCTGTATCCTCTTTCTCTAATTGCATCTAATGTAGCCCATCCTATATTAGCATTTTCTACTACCAACATAGCATTATTAAATTCAGTAGCTAATCCAGTTAAAAAATAACCAAATTCTTTTGGAGGCATTTGTCCTTTATACTCTGCTACCTGAGTATTAGTTTGAATATCCATTACATGACATGCTGAAAAATCTTTACCATCACCTCTAGCTACATCAGCTGCAATCATATATTCTCTTGAATAATCAGCATTTTCCCAAATCCATAGATTTTGATCTACTCCTCTTCTTTCTAATGGATCCTTTATAGTTGTTTCTTTTATAAAATCAATCCACTCAGAATAAAATACAATATCACCTGATGTTGAAAAGTCACAATCACATTCTTGTGCTGCTATTCTAGGATCACCTAATAATTCATCTTGTCTATCTCTCCATTCTTGATTCCTTTCGGGATGTACAAACCAAGGTAATTTAATAGGTAAAAACTCATTTTCTTGGGCTTCTGCTCTCGTCCAAGTTTGATGAAACCAATTTCCTGTACCATAAGGAGTTGATAATGCTATACATCCTCCTCCAGTTGCTAGTGTTTGTTGAGCTGATGCCCAAATTTCTCCAATATTATCAATAAAAGCGGCCTCATCAATTAGCAGTAAAGATACGGCT